GATAATCAAGGCGCAGAAATCAAAGGCAAGGTTGCTCACAAGGAGAAAATTGGCGACATGCACACAATCACAGTACAGAACTACGGCATTTTCGTAGTCACGCAAACAAGCTACGAATCATTGAGGATTGGAGACGAGGTGAGATTATGATACCAAAATTTAGAGCATATGATGGCGGCTCATTAAATCGTATGTATCAACCGGATGAAGTGATGGTTGGAAATGGCGATATCTGGATTATTGATGAGGACTCTGTTGCTGGTGAATGGATTGTGAACAATGACCTTAACCTCATGCAATCAACAGGCCTTTTTGACAGAAATGGCAAGGAAATCTTTGAGGGGGATATTATTACAAATGGTCCAGATGTTATGTGTATGAAGAGACATAACACGCTAGGTTTTTATGTGGAGGAAAAAGGCAAGGTTGAATTTATTGCAGACAGTGCAGTTTTAGAGGAATTTGAAGAGGATGCTAAAGAGATTGCTGATAGCCTTGAAATCATCGGAAACATCTACGAAAACAAAGATATTTTGGAGGACTACAAATGAGACCTAAAAAATATCCATATTCAGGAAAAAGAAAAAGGCAAGAAAAACCTTCTGATGTAAAAATACCTGATTTAGTTGTCTTTCCTAACGTTTCTTTTAGAAAAGAACTAATCAAACATGTCTACACGGTTACTAAATATTTTGACGACTGTACAATCATTCGTTTCAGAATTCCAAATTTTTTAGGAGCATACAAGGAGCAAAAAGCTAAAGTAAATCTTAGTTATGAGGAAACTCTCAAGATACTCAATAGCTACTAAAAGAAAAAAAGCCAAGGCGCTCTCTGCCTCAGCTAATAGTTATCGCACAGACTATTATATCACAAAGGAGATAGAGAGTGAAGGCTAAAGAGCTCTTGAAAGAGTTGCAGGATCTGGACATGGACATCCAAAGCCGTATAGATGAAATCAATGAGCTTGAGGCAGGTTTGCTCTCAAGTCCTAAGTGGACAGACATTAAAGTCCAAGGCGGTCAAGCTAGAAAAGTTGATGACGTCTATACTCAGCTTGTAGTGATGAAACAGGCTATAGAACAGGATACTAAAGAGGTCATTAACAGAAAACTTGAATTAGGTAGAATGATCAACAGGCTTAAAAATCCAAAGAGCAGGTCTATTCTCAGGATGACTTACATTACTAAGACTTACATTGAGGATATTTGCGACAATTTGAGAATTAGCAAGGCAACTTATTACAGATTACGCAAACAGGCTGAGGCTGAACTAGAGGAGACTATCACAGACAAAGTGAGCTAAAGTGAGTGCGCATGAAGTCTAAAATCTGTTAGAATGGTAGTATCAAGAATTAAGGGTAAGGCAGTAAGCCTTCCCTGACATGGAGAGTTGGCAGAGTCAGGTTGAATGCGCCCGTTTGCTAGACGGGTGGTCGCCTATGTGCGGTCCGTGGGTTCAAATCCCACACTCTCCTTTGAGTGTTTGTGTCCCAGAATGGGGTAGGCAGTAGGCTTAGCATTCATATATCACTCATTAACTTACAAATGGTTGCGGAGCGACCGAACCTCGCATGGTTGCGTAGCTAATTATATTCCGGATAAGTTATAAGCTAGAGGGTTTGATTCCCTTAGAGGTTGTTAAAGACTACAAAAAAATAAAAAAAGGAAAACTTTCAAATTGATTACTAATTAACACGCAAGGTAGTAGTCGCCTTGCATTAAGTCACTCATCGAGTGGCTTTTTTAATTATTAAAAAGGTGGTGATGGAAAATTGAATGAAAGACAAAGACGATTCGCAGATGAGTACATCATCTCAGGTAATGCTTATCAATCAGCTTTAAAAGCAGGATATAGTGAGAAATATGCTAAAGCAAGATCTTCTGAATTGTTGGATAATGTCGGAATTTCTGATTACATCAAAAATCGAATGGAGGAGTTGCAAGATGAAAAAATCTTAACTCAAAAACAAATTCTTGTGATGCTGTCAGAAATCGCGTCGGGACAAGCGAAAGAAACGATAGTAGTCACGACAAAAGTAGCTGAATTGATGACTGACCCCGTGACTGGTAAGTCTGTAAAAGTCTACAATGAAATCCCTCAACTTGTCGAATACCCAACAAAGAACAGCGATAGGAATAAAGCTCTTGAATTGTTAGGTAAACGACATAAGATGTGGACAGATAAAGTAGATGCTGACATTTCTGGAACGGTGGTGTTTGCGAATGAGTCAGACATACCAGATTAAACAAAACGATATTGTCGTTGACTTACCTAAGACAGTAGGCGGTGGATACGGACAGTTCTGGCGCTCAAGAAATCTTTATCGAGTTGTAAAGGGCTCCCGTGGTTCGAAGAAGTCCAAAACAACCGCTTTAAATTATGTTGTCCGTCTTTTGAAGTATCCCTGGGCTAACTTGCTTGTCATTCGTAGATATTCGAATACGAACAAACAATCTACCTATACGGATTTCAAATGGGCGTGTAATGTGTTAGGTGTGACTCATTTATTCAAGTTCAACGAGTCTTTGCCTGAAATAACTATAAAAAAAACCGGGCAAAAGATTTTGTTCCGTGGTCTGGATGATGAACTAAAAATCACATCTATCACGGTCGATGTCGGCAGTCTTTGTTGGGCATGGTTCGAGGAAGCGTATCAAATCGAAACAGAAGACAAGTTCAGTACTGTTGTTGAGTCAATCCGTGGTAGCTTAGACGTACCTGATTTTTTTAAACAAATCACAGTCACATTTAACCCATGGAATGAAAGGCACTGGCTTAAACGTGTCTTTTTCGACGAAGAAACGAAACGAGCTGACACATTCGCCACTACAACCACTTATAAATGCAATGAGTGGCTGGATGAAGTCGATATTAAACGCTATGAGGATTTGTATCATACGAACCCTAGACGTGCTAGAATCGTGTGTGATGGTGAGTGGGGAGTTGCTGAAGGTTTAATCTATGAAAACGTTACTGTCAAGGATTTCGATAAGGATGAATTGCTACGAGATTCAGCTAATAAATTATGTATCGGTCTTGACTTCGGTTTTACTCATGATCCAACCGCTTTGTGTTGTTCGTTGATAAATGATACGACGAAAGAGATTTATGTTTTTGATGAATCTTATCAGATTGGTTTGATAACACGAGAGGTTGCAAAAATGATAAAAGATAAAGGTTACCAACGTTCTCATATTATAGCCGATTGTTCAGAATCCAGATTGATTGAGGAACTGAGGTCAGAGCATGATATACCACGGATAATTGAGAGCCGCAAAGGTAAAGATAGTATTATGGCAGGCGTGTCCAAATTACAAGGATACGCTATTTATGTGCATCCAAACTGTAAGAACATCATGGATGAATTTTACAGTTATTGCTATCAGAGAGATAAAGAAGGCAATTGGTTAAATAAACCAGAGGATAAAAACAACCACTTGATGGACGCTTTAAGATATAGCCTTCAATGTATCGATGGCAGTCAACCTAAAATCAAACTATTCAAAGGAGGTTTTTAAAAATTGGCAAAAGTTTTTGTTAACAAACGAAAAGTCATTACAACAACAAGCGATGAAGCGACTGAAGAAGTCGTTACTGAAGCGATTAGGCTTCACATGAGCAAGCTAGTCAAGAACTATGTTGAGAGCGAAGATATGTATCTCTCACAACATGAAGTCTTGAAAATGCCTAAAAAAGATAACTGGAAGCCAGACAATCGTCTGGTTTTTAATTATGCAAAATATATTGTCGATACGTTCACAGGCTATCAAATCGGTGTCCCTGTCAAAATCAAGCACGAAGATGAAAACGTGAACGAGTTTGTCTCTGATTTCCGTAAGATTAACGACATGGAAGATTCAGAGTTTGAACTTGCTAAGATGTCTAGTATTTTCGGCCATGCGTTTATCTATGTTTACCAAGACGAATACAAGCAAACTAGAGCAACTTATAACAGTCCAATTAATATGTTCATCGTGCATGATAACAGTATTGAAGAACGCCCGTTATTCGCAGTAAGATATACGTTTAATGAGAATAGCAAAAAAGGTGTTGGACAAGTTATCACGAATAATGAGGTGATTGACGCTACTTTTTCAACTGGTGGAACAGTAAAATTCGGTGAGCGTACTCAGCACATCTATAGTTCTATCCCAGTTGTTGAATTGATTGAGAACGAAGAACGACAAAGCATTTTTGAAAGCGTCAAGACTTTGATTAACGCTTTGAATAAAGCAGCAAGTGAGAAGGCGAATGATGTAGATTATTTCGCAGACGCTTACTTGAAGGTTCTGGGTGTTGAGCTACAAGATGAAGATGCTAGTCAGATAAGAGAGAATCGGATTTTCAACCTTTGGAAAAATGGCGATGGACCATTGCCTGAAGTTAGTTTCTTGGAGAAACCAAGTTCGGACACTACTCAAGAGAACCTTATCAGCTTGCTGAAAGAGTCTATCTTTGCTATTTCTATGGTTGCTAATATGTCCGAAGCTGAGTTTGGAAATTCATCTGGTACTGCTCTTGCTTTTAAATTGCAGGCCATGGATAACCTTGCTCGGATGAAGGATAGAAAACTACAATCTGCATTCAATCGCTTGTATCGAATTGTGTTCAGCGTGCCTTTGAGTGCAGTTGATGAAGAAGCCTGGTCTGCTTTAACCTACACATTCACTAGAAACGTTCCAAGAAACATTCTTGAAGAAGCGCAGATTGTCGGACAGTTATCTGGACAAGTATCTGAAGAGACTAAGCTATCTGTTCTATCTATCATTGATGATCCGCAGAAAGAAATCGAAAGAATGGAGAAAGAAGAGGAAGCCATGGGCGACCTTGAAGTTCGTCTAGAAAAACAAAAAATCTACTCAGACGCTGAAATAGATGAAAGTCAGAAAGTTATAGCAGATGTTGACCAGTAAGTATTGGGAAGATAGGTATCGCGCGGAAGAAAAGGCTAGGGAACTAGCAGATAAGAGAGTAGCTTATCAACTGAACGGTGTCTATCAACAACACGCTAATAACATTCAGAAAGAAATTGATAGCTTTTGGCAAAGGTATGCTGATAAAGAGGGTATCACGAAACTAGAAGCTAAACAGAGAGCTGATAGGCTTGACATGGTTAATGTTGAGTTTAAGGCTAGGCAGTTAGTTGAACGTGCCAATCGCATGAGGGAACGTGGTCAGAAAGTAACGAACGAGGATTTCACGAAGGCAGAAAACGACTTAATGAGATTGTATAACTTGAAGATGAAAACAAGTCGTCTTGAAGTGTTGCAAGCGAATATCAAGCTGCATCAATATGATTTGGCTTTGAGTGAGTTTGAAATCATAGATAAGCATTTGACTGAATCAATCAGACGAGAGAATTTGTTTTCAGCTGGTGTTTTGAATATGACAATCGGAAGTTTTGAGACTTCAAAAGTATCAGCAGATACGATTATATACGCTAATTTCAATAATGCGACGTGGTCTTCTAGGGTTTGGAAAAGACAAGGCGAGTTGCGAGATATCGTTAAGAAAGGCGTTGCTGATACTGTTTTAAGAGGTAAAGGCACAAATGTTCTGATTAACAACCTTAGGAAAGAGTTTGATGTCTCGTATGGCTACGCTAGACGGTTAGCAGTAACGGAATCGGCAAGGGTATACTCAGAGGCTCAGAAAGCTAACTATGAAGCAAATGGTGTTGAAGAGTTTGAAATCATGACTGAATTAAAAGCGTGTCAAATTTGTCAACCATTCAACGGGAAAATATTTAAAGTATCGGAGTTAGTTCCAGCATTGAACGCACCACCGTTTCATCCTAATTGTCGGTGTACGACGGTGCCGCATTTTAATCACAAAAAATCAAATAATAAAGAGCAACAAGAAATTGATAAAGTATTTGAAGCTAAAGATCCAAAAGAAATAGACGACTTCTTCAGAAAGCAAAAGTCTTATCAGAAGTGGTTGAAGAATCTATCTAGTCATGAAGTGGAATCTATCCATGAATATACAACAGCGATGTACGAGGATTACAACCATGTATTGAGAGAAGGAAGACAAGGATTTCTAGATAAAATCACAGGTGGAAGCTCACAAAAATTAAGCGATGAGACTAAAAAGTGGTATAATGATATTGAGAAGAAATCTGAGCAAATTATTTCAGCTATTTCAACATATAAAGCAGAAAAAACTTTTAAAACTTATCGATTATTCAATCAATCAGAAGACGATTTTTTAGTAAATGCTGTCGGTAAAACACTAGTGATTGATAAAGGATTTATGAGTACTAGTCTTGATAGGGCAGTTATAGATGAGTTTGGAGGCGGAGATGTTGAAATTCAATTAAATATACTCATAAAGAAAGGTCAATCTGTTGGTGCGTATATCAGTGAATTGAGTAATTACGCCGACGAAAAAGAGTTCATAATTAAACCAAATACAAGGTTTAAGATTCTCTCTGAAACGGTGCAAGAGATGGCTTTTGACACTAAACGAAGAATTATTGAAGTGGAGGTAGTGGATTGAAAACAAAATATTTAGAACATATCTTGTTTGAACCATTGAAAAAAGCGACAGATGAACAGGTTGCTTTTTTAGGGAACGCAATTTTCTTTAGTCAAGCATTCTTAGAAAAAAATCATCCGCAAATATTGGAGGAATTTTCAAAAGATTACCCACCAGTTTTTACAAGTGAGCGCTCTAAAAGATGGATTCATCGTTTTAGAAGTGATTTCTATAATTCTAGTAGGTCAAACAATGATACTCCACTTGATGAATTTATCGTCAGAGCAAAGAGAAAGATGCCTGACTATGCACGTAAAGAATATGAAGAATATCTATCAACAAGCGCCTAGAGAAATCTAAGTGCTTTTTTCATGCTCAGAAAAGGTGTAGAAAATGAAAGTCAAAGAACTTTGTGAAGTGATAGATCAACAACAAGACATTTCAGTTTGCCACAATAACAAGGATTTGGATGGAGGTTATCCATGCGATTTTTTGAATTGTGAATTGGTTGTAAAAAGAATTTCAGTGGTAGCTTGCGAAGTTATCCTAATAGAAACTTAAAAGAAAGGAACAGAAATATGGAAGATTGGCAAAGACGTTTTATCGATGAATACAATGCGCTTAAGGATAAATATACAAAATTACATAAAATGGTTATCAAATACGAAGCTGGTACGCTCAATTTTGAGCCAAAATGCTCAATTGAAGTTTTAAAAAATCAAAAGTGCGCCATGGGTCAGTATTTATACTGGCTAGAAATTCGAGCAGAAATCGAAGGAATCGAATTATAAAACTTAACCGTATGGAATCCCGTACGGTTTTTTATTGTCCGAACTTTGACGACATTAAAAGCCAAGGATATCAGTCCACTCGGACTTAAAAGGAGGGCCTGAAATGGCAGAAGATATTAAAGAACCTGTAGTTGAACTTGAACTTGAACAAGCTAGCACTCAAGAAGAGGAGCAAGCTACAGAGAAAACATTCACACAAAGCGAAGTTGATGATCTAATCAAGAAACGCTTGGCTAAACAAGAAAAGTCATTCGATAAACGAATGCAAGAAAAGCTTGATGAAGCCGAAAAACTACGTAAGATGAACGAAACCCAGAAAGCAGAGTATGAGCAGGAAAAGCAAAGAGCATACATTGCTGAACTTAAAGCTAAAATCAACCGTAGCGGACTAGAGCGAGAAGCCTCTAAAATGCTTTCTGAGGGCGGTATCTCGGTAGACGATAAAATCCTAGGCTTTGTTGTCAAAGATACCGCAGAGGCTACACAGGAGGCTGTAGAAGGCTTTGTTGCATTAGTGAATGAACTTGCTGATAAAAAGGTCAGTGAGAAACTAAAAGGTAAGACACCGAAGAAGATGGAAGACACTTCAGCTGGTGAGATTACCAAAGAACAATTTAACAGAATGGGTTACCAGAGTAGAAATGAACTGCTCCAAAACAACCCAGAACTTTATCATAAGTTGAAAGGATAATAGACAATGACACAAACTAAAATTGCACAAATGGTCAACCCTGAAGTAATGGCTGATATGGTATCAGCTAAGCTTGACAAAATGATTAAATTCACACCACTTGCTTACGTTGAGCGCATGCTTGTCGGACAACCAGGTACTACAATCACAGTTCCTAAATGGGAATACTCTGGTGACGCTAAAGATGTAGCTGAAGGTGAAGCTATCACTCCTGACCAATTGACTACTAAAAAATCTACAATGACAATCAAGAAAGCTGGGAAAGGTATCGAACTTACAGACGAAGCGGTTCTTTCTGGATATGGTGACCCAATTGGTCAAGCTACACATCAAATCGCCTTGGCTATTGCTAACAAAGTAGATAATGATTTGATTGAAGAAGCTAAGAAAGCTACTCAATTCGTAGCTGAAGCCCCTACAACTGGTGATGCACTCGATAAAGCTTTGGCAGTCTTTGCGGACGAAGAAGATGCACGTTATGTTGCTCTTTTGAACCCTGAAGACGCAATTGCTTTGCGTAAAGATACTGCCAAAGAATGGGTTCGTGGTTCAGAAATCGGTGCTAACATCGTTGTTTCTGGGACTTTTGGTGAAGCGCATGGCGTTCAAATCGTACGTTCTAAGAAAGTTGAAAAAGGTAAAGGTTTCCTTGTTAAAGTTTCAGCTGTTGACACAGATACAGAAGATGTTGCTAAATACGGAGCATTCGTTATCAATCTTAAACGTGATGTAGCTATTGAAACAGACCGTGACATCCTCAAGAAAACTACTGTTATCACTGGTGATGAACACTACGGTGTATACTTGTACGATCCTTCAAAAGTCGTTAAATTCGGAGGTGCTTAATGGGAATGATGTTAAGACGACATCATCCTAAAAAGCCTGCTGAAACTGAAGTTATCGATTACAGCGACTTAACGGTTAAAGATTTAAAAGATATTGCCAAAGAGCGCAATATCGAAGGTTATTCAACATTGAACAAAGAGGACCTTATCGCAGTATTGGAGGGATAACATGGCAAATATCGTTCAAGCAAAGATATTGCTAGGGATTGAGGATAATCTTCAAGATAAGTTGCTCACAACTATAGCAATGTTGACAACTGCTAATTTTTTAGCCTATGCAGGCGTGGATGATGTCCCAGAAGGCCTTGAGTATATCATTACCGAGGTCATAATTAAACGTTTTAATAGGATAGGTGCTGAAGGGATGAGTAATCATTCCTTAGAAGGTACATCTATGACATTTAACTCTGATGATTTCAAAGAATACGATAGTGTGATTAAGCGAGTTTGCTCAAAAACGTTCAATGCGGGGTTTAAGATGCTATGAGATATAACGATAGAGTGGAGATTATCACTAAGCAACCAGAAGTTTATGATCCAGAAATAGGTGAATATACTTCTAGCGAAGGTGAAGGTTTGATTGTTCCAGTTCATGTAATGGATTTGGGTATCGATAAGCAAGTCGCAGTTTTTGGTGAATATAAACGAGGTTCAAAAGTGGTTTATTTCCAAAATGCACCTAAAATCGCATTCACTTATCTCAATTATCGAAAAGAACGCTATAAATGCAGAGCAGATAAGCAGTCTGGGAGAGTATTCTATTTAGAGAAGGACAACACTATTGGGTAGCTTACGTTTTGAATTAAAAGGCCTTGATAAACTTCAAACCAAACTTCAAAGAGTCGCTAAAATGGAAGAAGTGGAGCGTATCATTGAAAAAAATGGTACTGAAATGCAGAAGAAAGCAGTTACCAATGCTTCCAAGTTTAGAGGTCACTATGAAGGTAGAGGTCAAAATAGGCGATTTGTCAAACCAACAGGAGCGACTAAACGCTCTATCTCTGTTAACAGTAGCAAGATAGATAGGTTTAAGTATAGAGTGGCACCAGGGACTGATTATGCTGCTTACGTTGAGTTAGGAACTCGCAAAATGAGCGCACAACCGTTTATCAAACCAGCTTTTGATGATCAGAAAAAACTTTTTAAAAATGATTTGGAAAGGTTGGTTAAATGAAATCAAGAGAGCAAGCAGTTTTTGACAGCGTATTTAAACGTTGTCTTTTTTTGGGTTATAAAACATACGATTACAAGCCAGACGACAACGTTCCTTATCCGTTCGTTGAATTTGAGGACACGACGACGAATCTCGTTCCAAATAAAACGGATGTGAAAGGTACAGTAGAGTTGGTTTTGTCGGTGTGGAGTACCCGTAAAAAACGCAAACAAGTATCAGATATGTGTTCGAATATCTTTGCTGAAGCGATGAAGATTAGCGAGGCAGATGGCTATCATCTAGCTTTAAATATCTCGCAGTCTACAATATCGCTTTTTGACGACAACACGACAGTCGAACCGCTGAAACGTGGTCGTGTTCGTTTAGTATTTACAATTTTATAAAAGAAAGAGGATAAAAAATGCCAATTGCAAAACAAGGGATTGACAGTATTCTATTGTTCCGTTTACTAAGTGAAGCAAGCAAAGCTGACGGCGCTAAGTTAGCATTCCAGACTGAACATTCATCTGAAAAGAGCCGTGACGCTAACTCAGTTAAGACAAAAGATGGCGTTCTTCAATCTGTCGGTGGTATTGAGGTTTCAATCACTGCTACAACGATCATGGCAGAAGATGATGAACTTGTTGCTAAACTTGAAAAAGCAATGGATAAGGGTGAACTTATCGAAGTTTGGGAAATCGAGAAGAATGCTAAGAAACAAGGTGACAAATACGAGTCAGTGTACTATCAAGGTTACTTGACATCATTCAAGAAAACCAAGAACGCTGAAAATTTGATTGAGTTAGAACTTGAAATTGCAGTAAACGGAACTGGTGTCAAGGGATATGCTACTCTTAACGCTAGCCAAGCTGAAGTCGTTCAGTATGAGTTTGCTGACACTACTAAAACAACAACTAGCTCACCAAGTTCTGTAACTTCAGTTTCTGGAGTACCTGGTATCGGTGGATAGAAATTAAGAGAGGTTCATGCCTCTCTTTTTTATTGTATTTTTTAGAAAAAAGGAGAAACAACAATGCAATTAGTAATCAATGGTAAAACTCACAATGTAAAATTCGGTGTTAAATTCGTTCGTTCACTAGATAAAGCTTATCCAATCGAGCAACAAGGTTTGAAATTCGGCATGGCTCTATCTGCTAAAATTCCTGAATTGTACGCTAAGAACATCGCTTCATTAGCCGATGTTATCTATCACGGGACAGTCACAGAAAGCCCACGACCTTCTTTGGTTGATGTTGAAACATTCGTTGAAGAGCATGAAGATTTAGAGCAGTTGTTTGATGATGTACTTCAAGAATTGAGTGAGTCAAATGCGGGTAAGTCTTTGATGTCGGAGATGAGCCAAGGCCTCAAGAAATAGTTGAGAAATCATCTCTTGAAACGTTTGAGGAAATCATTATAAATTGTGTCCGATTTTTGAATATCACAGACATGAACGAGATTGGTCGTATGACAATGTATGAGTACGACTTGTTAATGACTGGGGTGTTGCTAAGAAAGCAAGATGAAGATGAACTCTTGCATCGTTCTGCTTGGTTGTCTAGACAGGTAGAAGCTACCAAATCGGATGGTAAAACTCCTTTATATCGAAGATATAGTGATTTTTACAAGAAGAAAGATACTGCGAAACATAAGTATCAACTCTCAGAGAAAGAGAAACAACTCTTACTGAGAGCAAATATGTAACGAAAGGAGGTATATAATGGCAGAAACTTATTCAGTCGAAGCGGTGCTTACTGCGGTTGACAAAGGAATGAGTTCTACCTTGAACGGTCTACAGAAAGCTATCAACGGACTTCAAAAGACATCATCTGCATTTGATACGATTTCAAATAAGAGTGGTTCAATGTTCAAATCGATGTTGGGCGCTAATCTTGTTAGTTCAGCGGTAACTTCAGCTTTTGGAAGTATCAAGAATTCTTTGGGTGAAATGGTTGGTGAGTTGAACAGTTCCAAGAAAGCATGGGACACGTTCGATGGTAACCTTAGCAAGCTAGGCTGGGGGAAAGACCAAATTAACGAAGCTAAAGAGGCCATGCAGGACTATGCGACTAAAACCATCTACTCAGCTTCAGATATGGCTAGCACATTCTCGCAGATGGCTGCAATTGGTCGTCGAGATAGTGGTGAACTAGTTAAGGCTATGGGTGCTCTTGCTGCATCCGCTGAAAATCCGAAACAAGCCATGAAATCCTTGTCTCAACAAATGGTGCAGGCTTTAGCTAAACCGAAGATTTCATGGCAAGATTTCCGCGTCATGATGGAACAAGCTCCAGCAGGTATGAGTGCCGTCGCTAAAGAGATGGGAATGTCTTTAAATGAGTTGATTACTAAAATTCAAGCAGGACAAGTCAAAACAGATGATTTCGCTGAAGCGTTTAAACGTGCAGGGATGTCGATGCAGGACATGGCCACAAGCTACAAGACGATTGATCAAGCGTTAGACGGTTTGAAAGAGACGCTAGCAAATAAACTGAAGCCAGCTTTTGACGCATTATCTAAAGCAGGTATCAAGGCTCTTGAAGCTATCATGAATCAGCTTGATAAGATTGATTTTAATAAATTAGCAACAAACCTTGAAGATGTGTTAAATAAGATTGATTTTGACTCAATCATGAAAAAGATTTCTGGATTTGTAACAAACGCAGTATCTAAAATGAAGGAATTTTGGAAAGGTTTCTCAGAATCTGGTGCTATTTCAAATTTCAAAGTAACATTAAACGAAATCTGGCAAGCTATTAAGAAAGTTGTTTCTGCATTGGCTGGAGGAGATTTCGAATCTTTTGGTCAAAAGCTAGGTAGAGGGTTAAATATAGCATCTGGGGCGTTACAAGCGTTTGCCAAGGTTGTAGAAAGTTTAAGCCCTGCTCAAATTAGAGGAATTGCTGAAGCGTTTATTGCTTTTAAAACAACAAAGGCATTGATTGGACCTACGACAACTGCCTTAAATGGTCTCAGTAAAGCAGTTGTTTTAACAAAAAGTGGGATTGCTGGTTTAAGAACAATAAAAGATGTGGGAATGGCCTTAATCGGCATTTCTAAAGGATCTAAAGCAGCAAGCTCAGCACTGACATTTATGGCGGAAGGTTCAAAACTCGCTAGGATAGCCTTAGGCGGCTTAAATATCTTGACAAAAATTGGCGGGTGGATTATGCCAGCTATTTCAGCAATTGGAACGTTCATTTCAGGTATTATGGAAGGTTCTGCAATTGCTGGAGCTTTTAGTTCGGCTTGGGGAGCGATAGTAGCAGTCTTATCAGGCCCAGTTGGTTGGATTATTGGTATTGTTATTGCGCTGGTTGCAGTATTCGTTCTGTTATGGAATAAATGTGAAGGATTCAGAAAATTCTTCACAGGTCTATGGGATGGAATTGTTAACGTCGCTTCAAAAGCTTGGCAAGGCATTCGAAACGCATGGAACGGCTTTGTTGACTGGTTCTCTAACTTATGGAATAGAGTCAAAGAAACTGCTTCAAACGCATGGAACGGCTTTTTAGAAAAAGCAAAACCAGTAATAGATGCCATTAAGAATGTCTGGAATAGCATTACTGAGTTCTTTTCTGGACTTTGGGAAGGTATTAAGCAGGTAGCTTCAGATGTCTGGAATAGCTTTTTAGAGGGTGCTCGTCCTATTGTTGAAGCTTTAATGAATGTTTGGAATGCTTTAAAAGATTTCTTTTCAGCTTTGTGGGGTGGAATTGTTTCAGTAGCTACAACGGTTTGGAATGGAATCGTTGAAGTAGTGATGCCAATCATTGAAGCTATCAAAAATGCTTGGAACGGTTTAGTTGAGTTCTTTGTAATTCTTTGGAATAGCGTCACAGATATTTCTAAAAATGCATGGAATGGATTTGTTGATTTTTTGACCCCTATTGTCGAAACAATAAAAGGATTATGGACTGGTTTCTCTGAGTTCATGTCTACTATTTGGACTGGTATCGTAGATGTTGCTACGACTGCTTGGAATACACTTCAACCTATCGTTGAGACGGTTTGGACAGCTATTCAGCAGTTTATAACAAGCGCTATCCAAGTTATCCAAAATGTGATTACAACAGGTATGCAGATTGTTCAAGAGGTATGGAATGCAGTTTGGACAGTATTTACTACAATTGTCCAGACAGTTTGGACAGTAATTTCAACAATCATTTCAACAGTTTTGAATGTAATAGCAGGTATTATCAGTGTAGCAACTGCACTTATCCAAGGAAATTGGAGTGGTGCGTGGGAAGCTGTTAAAGGTATTGCACAAACAGTATGGACAGGTATTCAGACAGTTATCTCAACGGTAATTAATGCGATTAAAGATACTGTAGTGAATGTTGCTAACGCTTTGAAAGAAGGTTTCTTAAACGCATTAGAAGCGCTTAAAAGTGGAGTTTCTAGCGCTATTGAAGCAGTTAAAGGCTTCTTTGACCAATTATGGAATATTGACTTAGGGGCAGCAGGGCAAGCTATCATCGATGGTTTCTTAAATGGTCTAAAATCAGCTTGGGGAGCGGTTCAAGATTTTGTCGGTGGTATCGCTAGCTGGATTGCCGAAAACAAAGGACCTATCTCTTATGACCGTAGATTGCTGATACCAGCTGGTCAAGCTATCATGGGTGGTTTCAATACCACTTTAATGAGTGGCTTTGAAGATGTCAAAGGCAATGTGTCTGGAATGGCAGACGGTATTCGTTCGATGTTTGACGATGCAGTTTCTAGAGTTTCAGCGATGTCCAATGCCTTGCAGGGCGATTTCTCTAATAACGTATCTGGTACATTGTCAGCTACTTATGAAGTAAATCAAACGAAAGAACCGGCTATTATTAACCTCGCTCTTGGTTCAAATGATTTCAGAGCCTTCGTTTCTGACATTTCAAACATCCAAAGTAAAGAAGAAAGGATAAGATTGAAGGCTCAAAGCCTTTAATGGTGTTTTAAATGTATACTTTTAATGACACAATAAGAGGCACGCCAACATTTAATTCTGGCTTAGAAGTTCGATTTGGTGATGTGAGCCTCAATCAAGAGATGAACAACGAGGACGGAACGTTTTTTGTGGCAAACACCACAGGACGTGATGTCCTTGATTTTCATCACGAAACTGCAACTATCAAAGGTCGAGACGGTCAATATCTCTATGGTGCGACTTATAAAGAGCGTGAGATAGAAATACAGGTTAAGTTAACAGGATTTACTGATTTAGGCATGCGGAAACAGTACGAGCGATTAAATCGCCTCTTGTTTTCTCGTAAAGCCAAGAAATTAGTATTCGGTGATGATTCAGGCCGATATTATAAAGCAATCTTTTCAAAAGTTAAGAAACCAGAATTGGAAGATGCGAATGATACGGTTATCAAGTTGCATTTTATTTGCCATGACCCGTTCAAGTATACCGAGCCTAAAATTGTAACAACTAACAAGATAACCTACAATGGAGATTTTCCAACAGAGCCTATTTTGAGACTTGCAACGCAAGCTGGCTCTGAGATTCGGATTCTACATCTTGAAACTCAGAGATATATTCGACTAAAGGCTACTTACATTCAAGGTCTAAATCTACTTGTTAATTGTGAGACAAGAGAAATCACGTTAAATGGCAGGAACGAGTTGATGAACTTCGACATGGTTAATAGTCGGTATTTTAAACTTCAAAAAGGCGTTAATACATTTCAAGTTGTAGGCGCTCTGCTAAATAGTATTGAGTATAAAGAGGTATTCGCATGATATATTTATTTAATCAAACAGAAGAATTGATTGATGTCATCGATGAAGCGAGCCTTGCAGATTTCACTCATACGATTGAATTAAATCAATTTGATAGAGCGAGCTTTGAAATTCCTGTAGATTACAAGCCTAACATTATCAAAGAAGCCCAGTTTTTCGGATTTCAATCACGAGACAGGGCTTTTTGTTTGTTTCGGATTTCTGAAAAATCTTACGACATCGGTTTGACTATCCAGGGGATAGACAGAGCAGAAAGTGACTTGCATTCATTCATCATCGAAGATAAGCGACCGGGCGGAAATGCAAGCGATGTTTTAAGAGAGATTTTGAAGGGCACTGGCTACCAATTAGGTTATGTAGACGGTTTGACAATTAATGGTAATATGTCTTTCTATTACATTTCTGTCAGACAAGCTCTTGTTAAATTGATTGAATCGTACGCTTGCGAGTTCAAAGTTAGATATACCTTTGTCGAAAACAAGATAATCGGACGATACATTGACCTAAATCAGCGTTTTGGACGCAAAACAGGGCATCAATTTGAATATGGTTCTAACATCCTGAACATAACCTATGAAGAATCATCTGACGAGGTTGTGACGGCTCTTATTGGTCGTGGTAAGGGTGAACAAAGCACGGATGAAACTGGGGAAGCTACGGGTGGTTATGGTCGTAGAATCCAGTTTAAAGATGTATCGTGGTCTGTTGCTAAAGGCGACCCTGTCGACAAACCTGCAGGGCAGAATTATGTATCGAATGAGACTGCTAGAAATATCTATGGTTTACATCAAAATGGCGAAATTAAACACCGTTTTGGAGTATATACCAACGAAGATATAGAAGACCCGGTCGAGTTGTTAAAAGCAACTTACAAGGAATTGCAACGTTTATCTGTTCCTATCGTCACGTTCAAAGCCAATCTTTTGGATTTGGCCAATGCGATTGAGCAAGATATCTGGATTGGTGATAGTGTCGGAATCGTAAGAGACCAGATTGGAATAGCTTTTGAAGCTAGAATCCATAAGCTAATCATCGACAAGTTAGATGATAACCGCTCAGTCGTTGAATTGGGCGATTACCAGACATTACAAGCTAAAGACCGCTCAACTCGTCAACAAGCTATCAAAGAAGCAGTAAGTGGCTTTAGTGAGGGGTTGATTGAAGAAGCTATAGCGACCGAGGTAGACCGTCGAAATAAGGAATTCGACGAGAAAATTCGCGTTTATAAGTTAGAGTTTGATAATGAACTGCAACGTGCGAAGGAAAGAGCCGAAGAAGTCAAGCGTCAAATCTCAAGCGAAATTGACAAGAAGTTTCAGTCGTTCGACAACGCTTCAATCCAAGAAGCTAGACGAAAAGCTGAAGAGGCCCTACGAAGTGCTGGTGCAAGTAATTCACTCGCTCAGGAAGCGAAACGAATTAGCGAGCGAGCAAGAGCAGATCTTACTAACCTACAAGCATCATCTCAAAATGCTCTTAGCCAGATTGAGTCGTTCAAGACTCAATACGGCACGAAGCTGAACGAGGTTAAAAGTACTGCAGACGGTCTATTTACTAAAATGGGTGCAGTTGAGACCTACATCAGCAAGGATGGTCAGCGACAAGAGAGATTGCAGCGTTATGCTCGAGATGAGAGCGCTCGTCAAGTCAGTGCAGTCCGTGAACAGATATCCAGAGATTATGTTGGGAAATCGACTTATCAGGAGGATGTGAGAGGCCTTGAGCGTCGTTTTAGTTCGATTAGCACGCAGACGAACAATGACATCGCTTCAAAGATTGCTCAGTACAAGCAGACGGTAGACGGCCAATTTGCAAGCATCACATCGCAAATCGCTGGCAAGGCCAATCAGACGGATTTCCAACATGTCAGAGAGACTAGCCAACTATATGAGCGGATTATTGGTAGCAACGAGAATGATATCTCGAACAAGGTCGCTCGCATGGCTCTGACTAATCAGCTATTTCAAGTGGAAGTCGCTAAAAACATTGGAAGTGATAATAACTTAATTGTCCGCTCTAAGGCGATGGACAGGCATACGCTAGTCAATGAAGGCAATACTAAGCGAGTATTCGTGAATAACGGTATATTTAGCATTAGATGTACTGGTAATTCAGGATATACATTCGCAGGATTCACGCTACCACTCTACATCGATAGAATGGCCAGAGGTGAGACCTATACTCTTAATTTTAAGTATCGCATTATGGGACGATTAGACCATAATTTTGTAGTTGTTGCCAAAAATCACGGAACGAATGAAACGGCTATTTCTTCAGATGTAGCCACAAGCTCAACTGCAGTTTCAAGCAGTTGGAAAGAGTTCAACGAAACATATACCATCAGTAGAGATTTTGAATTTGGGAATAGTGATAAATATCCACTCTATTTTTACTTAGCTAAAAATGGCTGGGTTGAAATTAAAGAGATTATGCTCGTTCGTGCTACTCAAACGCACGGATATAAAGCAAGTCAATTTGATGATATGTCCGAAGCTGTTCGCTCGGTTCAAAGTCAGTTAGCCGGCTCGTGGTCTGTTCAGAATATCAACAGCGCAGGCGATTTGATTTCAGGTATCAATCTTGGAGCAAATGGCCACAATCGTATTACTGGTAAGTTGACCCACATAACTGGCGAGACTTTGATTGATAAGGCAGTTATCAAGTCGGCCATGGTTGATAAGTTGACTACAGGTAATTTTGAAGCTGGTTCAGTGACTACAGTTGTTTTGGATGCTGAAGCAGTGACCGCTGACAAAGTGAGAATGGACCAAGCTTTTGCGAACAAGCTTGTAGCAAGTAACATCTTCACAGATACGCTTGCAGCTAAACAGGCCTTTATCAACAAGCTTCGGTCTGTTGTGGTTACTGCTACCTTGCTTGAGGGGTATAAGGGGAAAATCGGTGGATTCCAGATTGGTACTCATGATAAAGACCCGAACTCTTACTGGCTAACTGGCCAGAACCAATTCGCAGTCGGAATGGGTTCAGGTAATGGGCGATGGGGCCAGACTGCCCTTTGGGTTAACTGGGGAAACAACTGGGAGAAGCCAGGCAATTACGCTTGGTATGTCAAAAATAACGGTGAAATGTATTGTTATAATCAAGCTAATTTTTGGAATCGACCTATAGTTCACGGAAACCTTGAAGTAACCGGAAATATTGTATATACGTACGATAAGAATAAAGAGGGTTACTGGATTTCATCACCAAAATACTCAAGAATTGATCCATCTAGCGGTTATTTATATCTTTATTACAGCGGTTCAGGTTACGACTGGATCCCAATGAATAAAGAGATTTCAGACCGTCGATATAAGAACAATATCGAAGACAGTACAGTCTCAGGCCTTGATATTGTCAACAGCTTGAAAACTTACAGCTACCGCAAGGAGTACGATGGGAAAATAGAAGATATAGCTTGCGGTATCATGGCCCAGGATGTTCAGAAGTACGTTCCTGAAGCATTCTTTGAAAATCCTGACGGCGCATACTCATATCGCACATTTGAACTCGTGCCTTATCTTATCAAGGCAATTCAGGAACTCAATCAAAAAATGGAGGAAATAGCATGAATGAAGCAATCAATCAGCTAGTGTTACAATCGCTAGCGACTAAACTAGCTAAAAGTGAGTTGGAATCGGCTCAAAATGAGGCGTTTTATCAACTTGCAACAAGTGAATTAAAAGCAATGAACGAAGTGCTGGAATACGACCCAGCACTCAAAGAACTTTTCGAAGAAACAAAAGCTAAAATGCAAAAAGGAGAATAGAACATGACACAAACTTACGAATTAGCAAATGCCCCTTACTATCGTCAACCTGAGAACGTAACGATTGTTACAATCAAAAAAGAACATGGCCAACGCTATAGCTACGAGCAAGCAGGCTTGTCTGGTGACCGTACGCATGAAAGTCAGGAAGTGCTTATTCAAGCGGTGCTTGATGTGGTTAAAGCTGAACTTGACCCAGCGAGCGCTATTGTTCAGACTCAAGCTAAACTCGAAGAAGCGACTCATGAGCTTGCTGAAACCAAAGCGAAACAAACTGCGACAGACCAAGCGGTTAAGCATAACCAAGAAGAAACTGATCGCTATGGTAAAATCATCCATGCGGTCGTTTTAAATGCGGTAGCAGGCAAGACAATCGCCTACGGAACCAACTACAAGGAATTGGTTGAGTTGATTCCACTGGCTGAGGTTGGTAAGCATTATATGGCACACGATTTGATCACGATTGAAGACCCAGCGCACGTTGAAGTAAACGGCGAAGGCAAACGTGTCTTGGTTCAGCTTAACCGTGAATTTACGTATAATGGCGAACCAGTCAGCGATTTCGCTCGTAACGGTCGTCTTGAACTTGACGGAACAGGCGCAGCATGGAAGTTTGAACCAAAAGAGTAGAGGTGTTAAATGGACATCTTACAGCAAACAGAACATTTCTTCATGAACGTACTACCAGTAGCTTCACCGATTATTATCGCTTGGCTTAGCTACAAACTGCCGAAGAAATCAAAGGAACAAACAGACCAAATCATTTCAGAGTTGAGTGAAGTCAAGAAACAAATCAAAGATGTCCAAGAAACCGCATGCGACAGCAACACCAAAATTGACGAAGTACAAGAGAAACTGAAGTTACACGACGAGGCGCACCTGGTAACTATGAGGATGCGCCTTGACCGTGATATTCGCAGGGCCATCCGTCGTGGGTTTACCACAAAGGATGAGTTCTATGTGGTCGAAAATATGCACAAAAGCTATAAAGCTCTTGGAGGCAATGGCTACATTGACCACTTGTACAACAATTTTGAAGCATTGCAGATTAGGGACGACATCTTAATTGAAGATGAGAAAGGGGCGCAGAATGGTCTATAACACGACAAATCTGGCTCAATTTGACGGCGGCTATCTGATTAAGCAAGGGGACATCTCTTCCACATTTGGTTATGAACTATTAGACGAGGACTTCCAAGCGATACCCTCATTAAATGGACAAGAAGCCCTTGTCACATTGACTTTGGGAAATTCACAATGGTCAAAGAGGGTCACAGTAGAGAATCAAAGCGTGGTGTTTAGTATCACTGATATCTTACCAATCGGTAAGTATCGGCTGGAAATTAACGTAGGTGGATATGTATTTCCGAGCGATAAGACGACACACATCAAGATAGTCGCGTCAGATAAAGAACTGGTAACAAACGAAATCCACGCTCTCAAAGAGTTTGATATCGCAGAAGAGGTTAAGAAGCAACTTGCAGGTAGGTCTGTAGGTAGTGACAGCACAGTAAGTCAGGAATTCCCTGACTTGCTCTTTTATTATAATTTAGGAAAGGTGTAGGAATATGGACACAACGAAATTAACGGCATTTGCTCAAGCAGTTGGGGTTGACATCAAGGAATTGAAACAACTGCTAAATGGTAAAGTTGACAATGCGACAGTCACACAACTGATTGAACAGGCTAAAACAGCAGTTAAAAATGACATTTTGGGCGAGGGTGTATCTGAGGATTTGAATACCCTCAAAGAAATTGCTGAGAAAATCGCTAGCATGAGTGGAAGTACTGAAAGCGCAGTTGTTCAAAAAATCTCAGATTTAGGCACACGTATTGACAACATTGCCAATATTGACCTTGTAACAGTCTACAACCAAGCGAAAGCGTGATTGTCATGAATAACCTTGAAAATCTAGCAACGGAAATCGGTAAGGATATCAAGGATATCAGGACACGTTTTGCAACGAAAGAAGAAATGCACGAAGCGACTGAGATTGATTATTCTCAGATTGTGACGCATGAAGAACTTGAAGCCAAGCATTATTTAACACAACATCAATCGCTTGCTGATTATGCGAAAAAGAGTGAGATTGTAAAGCCTCAGCTAACCTTAACAGGAAATACTCTTGGTATCACAGGAGGCAACAGGGTCACTCTACCGCTACCAGAGAACGTAGGCCATGAAATCCGTGGTACAGGCTCACCAGAGGGGCGTATCACTGCCGAAATCGGGACCACCTATGTGGATGTTAATGCCACGAATGGCGCTCTGAAATGGATTAAAGAGAGCGGAAATGGTAACACAGGATGGAAGGTCCTAATCGGTGATACAGGTTGGAGGACACTTAACACGCTCTCAAAACTAACTGTAGGTGGTCGAACATCGTTTATTAAAATCAGGCGTGTTAATAACTTGGTCTCTTACCAATTCGGAGGTTTGGAATGGGGTTGGTTTGGGATTGTTCGACGCAATGGTAACGGTTTTTCAGGGCAATCCACGAATGGAGCTAGAGTGCTTGGCCCAGGAGACATACCGGAAGGATTTCGTTCCGAAAATTCATTAATCGGAAACATTTTTAACGATAAGGGTGAAATTTACGGGATTTGGTATCTAGGTGGGAAATCAGATTCAAATTTCATGCATATGACATTTGAAAAAGGTATCCCAACTGACAAAGATATCGGAGATATTCGCGTAAGTGCCGTTTCGTATATAACTGACGAGCCATGGCCAACAACGTTGCCATAATAGAAAGGAAAACATATGATTAACTGGAAATTACGACTACAAAACAAAGTAACACTCATCGCATTGCTTGGAGCTATCTTTTTAATGTCTCAGCAATTCGGATTGGATATTCCAAAAAATATCCAAGACGGTGTGAATACGTTCGTTTATATCCTTGTATTGCTCGGTGTGGTAAATGACCCGACTACGAGCGGTATCACTGACAGCAAGCAAGCGCTTGGGTATGAAAATCCGAAGGAGGACTAAGAATGGATATTGATACAAGTAGACTAAGAACTGACCTTCCACAAGTTGGGGAACAACCATACAGACAAATTCATGCACATTCAACAGGAAACCCCAATTCAACAGCCCAAAATGAAGCAGATTACCATATGCGTCGTCCTGTTGATTCAGGATTTTTCTCGCACGTTGTCGGCAACGGCCGTGTGATGCAGACCTGGTACACAGACATGGGAGCCTATGACGTGGGAGGTGGCTGGAACGTTGAAGGCTACGGACAAGTAGAATTGATTGAGAGCCATGCAAGCAAAGAAGAATTCATGCGTGATTACAAGATATATGTTGAACTGCTGCGCAATCTAGCTGATGAAGCAGGAATTCCTAAAACGTTGGATTCTGATAGTTTGGCTGGAATTAAGACGCACCAATACTGTACGTATAACCAGCCCCGAAATTATTCTGACCATGTTGACCCGTATCCTTATCTTGCTAAATGGGGCATTAGCCGTGAACAATTTAAAAATGATATTGAAGGCGGTATCTCTACTGAAGCCGGCTGGAAACGCAATGAAACAGGCTGGTGGTGGGAGGAGTCAGATGGCTCTTATCCAAAAAACAGCTGGAAGAAAATCAACAATGAGTGGTTCTACTTCGATGAACGTGGATACTGCCTAATCAACCGTTGGTTCAATGATGGCAAAGATTGGTTCTATCTTGACAAACGTGGCGCAATGGTCACAGGCTGGATGTTCCTCAACCATCGATGGTATTTCTTCAAATCAGATGGTCGCATGGCCACTGGTTGGGTGAAATACCGTGAAACCTGGTATTTTATGGAAGAAAAAGATGGCTACATGCTCTCTAAACAATTCATTAAGTCAGGCGATGGCTGGTACTATTTGAAAGCCAACGGTGAACTTCACACAGACCCAGCATTCAAAACAGAACCAGACGGGCTTATCACTATCGTCGATAAACCAAAAGAAGAAAAATAAAAACAGAAAGAATTTCAAATAGATTACACTAGACCGCAGGCTCAGGCTTGCGGTTTTTTTGTTTGCCCAAAAATACGCTTGATAATCGCTTGAAATTCCTGAAAAACATTTATAGATATAGGGTTAGGAGTGTTCTTTTTCGCTTGAATATCTTTATTTTGCTCTGAAAGTAGAAAAACAGTGATTTTTTCACTACTTTTTTTATTTTTTTACGAATAGATAAGTAAGGAGGAAGAAAACATGAACATTTTGAACATTAAACTTGCAAGCGTAGAGCAGACAGATTTAGGCATTGAGCATTGGGTGGATGTGACTTACCAGGTGCCGATTTTAAAAAATGAGTATACAGTCAAGCTGTTGCTGCTCATGGAATGCAAGATAGAGGACCAAGAGGTTATTGAGTACCTGGTATCAACCTGGAAATATCGTGATCTCGTATTGCATTCATTGCAGATGTATGAGATGGAAAAAATCAATAATTTTACTATCCTTTATTGAGATGTTGGTGGTCTTGCTCATCATCAGTGTGCTTCTATTACTCTTTGTACCTAATCTGACCAAGCAAAAAGAAGCAGTCAACGACAAAGGAAAAGCTGCTGTTGTTAAGGTGGTAGAAAGCCAGGCAGAGCTTTATAGCTTGGATAAAAATGAAGATGCTAGCCTAAGCAAGTTACAAGCAGATGGGCGTATTACTCCTGAACAGGCTAAAGCCTATAATGAATACTATACTAAAAACGGAGGAGCAAATCGTAAAGTCAATGATTAAGGCCTTTACCATGCTGGAAAGTCTATTAGTTTTGGGTCTTGTGAGTATCCTTGCCTTGGGCTTGTCCGACTCTGTCCAGTCCACTTTTGCGGCGGTAGAGGAGCAGATTTTCTTTATGGAGTTTGAAGAACTCTATCGGGAAACACAAAAACGTAGTGTAGCTAGTCAGCAAAAGGCTAGTCTAAACTTAGATGGGCAGACGATTAGCAATGGCAGTCAAAAGTTGACAGTTCCTAAAGGAATTCAGGCACCATCGGGACAAAGTATCACATTTGACCGGGCTGGGGGCAATTCGTCCCTGGCTAAGGTTGAATTTCAGACCGGTAAAGGAACGATTCGCTATCAATTATATCTAGGAAATGGAAAAATTAAACGCATTAAGGAAACAAAAAATTAGGGCAGTGATTTTACTGGAAGCAGTAGTTGCTCTAGCTATCTTTGCTAGCATTGCGACTCTCCTTTTGGGACAAATTCAGAAAAATAGGCAAGAAGAAGCAAAAATCTTGCAAAAGGAAGAAGTCTTGAGGGTAGCTAAGATGGCCTTGCAAACAGGTCAAAATCAGGTAAACATAAACGGAGTTGAGATTCAGGTGTTTTCTAGTGAAAAAGGATTGGAGGTTTACCATGGTTCAGAACAGTTGTTGGCTATCAAAGAGCCATAAAGTCAAGGCTTTCACC